TATGGTCCGTTAATCACACCAAGTGGCTTGTCGCTGTCACTCAAATATCGTGGGCGATAAGAGCCTCAATGGCTTCGCCCCCGATCATCTGTGCCCGGGGTGGGTGTTTTGAGTGTTGTTTCCCTTTCTTATCAACATACGTGAACTGGTCTAGCCAGCCCACAGCTCCGGAAGCAACACGCCCATACGCGTCCATGAGATCTTCGTACCCGATCCCATAGACATCCCGGAGATAATCGCAGAACGAATCCAGATCCAACACATCTGAATTCTTCACCTTTGCCACGATATTCTCAACACCGCCCATTTCGTTCATCTTGGTCAGACGCACGTCGAAATGGGGTTTCGCGCTCATTTGTTGAGCCGTCTCCAACAACAAGTCCTTCACACCAGGCACGAACCTGTGCTCGTACGCGGCCGAGTAATACTTCCCGGCCATGTAGTCTCTATCACCAACCTGAGTGTTTTGATTAGCCCTCAGGTTGAGCTTAGCCAGCACGCGCCCGAATTGGGGAACGGGACGAGTTCTCACTTTATCGCTCACATAGCGCTTCCTGTAGAAGGTGCCATGATGCCGTGACTGAGGGACCAGGGTCTTGGCCTCCATGCCAGCTTGTGGCACGACGACCTGTATCGCCTTTTCCATATCCTTGACCTCAGCCTCGGGGAAGAGCCCCATGAAATCGTCCCCGCCGTGTATGTGTGTGCTCTTTTTAACGTTGGCTAGCAGAGCAGCTGCTAGCATCAACGCACTTCCAACATAAGAGTTCCCGGTGGTAGTGGTGGTCTCTCCAGACCACCGCTGCCCATTGACAGTGGCCTCGATGCCATATCGAGTCCAGACACGAACGCTTGTGTTTTTGGCGAACTCACGCACAAACCACGCCGGAGCCCCATGCTTTGCATAGAACATTGCCTCTCGACGGCGAAATTCCACACTCTGTGACCCATCGTTATTGGCAAAGTCGCTTTCCAGGATCTCACCAGGGGCGGCATGTATAACATCACCGAGCTCCTCACCGGACTTGCCGCACGCGAATACGACAACATTGCCCGTGTTGAGGGGGTTTTCATGGCTCAGTGATTTTCCCATGCGACGCTGGAGTTCCATCACAACGCAGCCAGTCAGGAAATTGTACATATCTGTACCCTGATAGACTATACGTGGCTGGGCCCCGTGGTCCTTGAGAAGCACTTCTTGCTTCGCGAACACATGCTTCGTGTTTCCCTGGTAACTCCACTCCTCACTGCGGTACGCAGCAAGCAAGCGCTCGGCCTTGACCGGTGAACAAGTCAACAAATACTCGTTCACCAGTGCTTCGTCAACACGAATGATATCGTGCTGAGGCACTTTTTCCATGAGAAGCGCGTGTCCTTTGTCAAAATGCTCCATCGACGCAACAGATGGGGCATGATCACACCGCTTCTTCATGGCATGTGCCGTAGCGCCCGCCGTATTAGACGGTACAGTTACCGGGACTCCCTCCAGTATCGGCCCTTTGACAACTCCCAACGAGGGGGGGGAGTCGTCCTTGACGCGGCAGATATTGGCAGTCGCTCGGATGTTCGCGAAGGCGATTTCAGAATCATATTGGGTGTGGGCATTGCGCTCAACCCCATCCGGTTTAACGGATGAACGTTTCTTGGATGCACCACTCACCTTGTCTCGGAAGTGGTGCGCCTTCTTGGTATCAATAACGATGGGGTCCATTGCCCCAAATTGAATGTTTGTTTTCATTTGGTTGTTTTGTTCA